TGCCCGTATACAGAGCGTAGTAGATGCGCTGCTTGTTCCGTTCCAGTTCTCTCATGCTCTCACCAACTGCTTGACATGAGCATGAATGTAATCAACCATGCTGGCGTAATTGAATTCACGCGTGATTCCATTCTCGACGTGTTTCAATTCGTTCTCGCCGCCCTGAAGATTGTATCCAGCAACAACGGCGTCAACATGGATTACGTTGTACTTCTGCGGGACTTCAGCCTCGGCCGGTGCGTCAGCATAGTTGACATAGCGCCAGTTAATGATCTCTTCACGAGCCATATCGAGGTAGTACTTCAACTGATCGTCATGCGTGGAATCTGACGCCTCAATGCCCAAAAGCGATTTCAACATTTTCAGTTTTCCTGCACAATTCATCATGTCCACCTCGATTCGTGGTTATTTGTCCGCTGTTTTCTTGCTGCGTTTCTTCGGTGCAGCCTCCGTCTTTTCCTCTTTCACCTCGTCGGCAGGAAGAGGCTTTTTAACCTCTTCCCTTTCGACGTTGTGACGATGATAAAGCATCCCCATTATGCGCTGATCTTAATGGCGCGAGATGCGTCGTAGAGGTAGCAGACACCATGCTTGCTGGCAGTGTAAACATTCTTGAACATCAGAATGTCACGATCCTGCTCGATCAGGGTGTCGCGCTTCAGGAAGTAGCGGAGGGCGCCGGGCATAACGATGTATGCAGCGTTCGGAGTAGTAAGCTTGTTGCTGATGATAATCTGGCAGCCATATGCCTCACCAACAGCGCCACGGATGATGCGGTCAGCAGCGATCTCAGATGCAGGGAGCCAGCCAGCGGTGTTGCGGAGGCCGGTGTACAGTGCCGGGGATACCAGAGCGGCCTTCTCAGCCATGTCGATATCTTCGCCAAACTTCTCAAGTGCGGCAGAGATGTCGGCAGGAGCAGGAGCAGTGCCAGAAATGGTATATTTCATGGTGCCGGTGATTGCGGCGAGGACTGCAAGCATTTCGTTGTCCATCTGGGATGCGATGGAGAGTGCAAGCTGTCTTGCGATTTCGTCGACCGGGTCGCCGTAAGCACTCAGCATGGCCTCATCGGTAATCTCAACGCCTTTGCAGATCTTGTGGATCTGAGCAGTAACCGTGGAGGCAGTCAGTGCGACCGGGGTAAGGGCAGTGTTTTCAGCGAGAGTTGCGGCGTCACCAATGTATGCGAAAGACGGGAGGGTCACGGTGTCGCCGGGTTTGCCGGTAAGAGTGTTGTCGATGGTTGCCAGAGGGGCAAAACGCATCAGGTTGACCAGTTTCTTTTCAACCATGTCCGCAAGGACTTCAGGATTGACAAGATTAGAAAGCAGAGTTGTTGCCATGTCTATATCTCCTTTGCAATATTTATTGCTCAGAGCATTTTATTTTCCAGCTAGTTTCCTATATAACTCAGGCTGTTCGTTGAACAGTTTCTCGCGTTCGCGATATTTCATGTTGTCAAACTCTTCCTGAGTGATGCTCTGAGTGGTTCCGCCTGCGGGGGCGGGCATATTTCTTACATTCGCGGCGCGAAGTTCCTTATCATGCTCGGCAAGGAATTTTTTCACCACGCCAACAAGCGCATTGAAATCGCCGCTGACACTTGCCTCAGACGCTTCTGCTGCAAGGTCGTCATTGAATCCAAGACCCAACCATCCAGCTTTGTGAGTAGCCAGAGTCTGCGTTTTACGCAGCGCCTCATTCTCCGCCATAAGCTTTTCCATCGCTTCTTTCTGCTCCTCGGCAGTGCGAGTCGCTTCATCCTGCGTGGCGCGATATTTGGATTTCCAATCGCTGGCGTCCTTAGAGGCATTAGTCTGTGCCTTCTTGAGTTTCTCGTTTTCTTCGCGAAGCTTTCTCATTTCAGCTTCATAGTCAATCTGGTTTCCACCCGGTTTGGGTTCTTCAACAGTGTTTTCAGAAGTGACTTTGGTAATAGTCTTGTCTTCCATATACTTTGATCTCCTTTGCGCTTTTTGAGGACATCTCCGTCCATTGTTTACGATTAGAGTCTTTTCTGACTTTTCGCGTTTTATAGTCTTCTCTGACTTTTATTCCATTCCGTATGTAAGATAACAACGGCAATTGGCATTGTTTTCAGGCAACGTGAAGTCGCCCGGAGAGTAGGCGGAGTCCCCGTCAGATGTGTAAAACCTGTCTTCAAGTCCTACCGTGATGCCCTCAAGGTAGGAGTGCGTCTCACGCACACGGTCATCAAGCATGGTGTTCCACGTCTTTGTGAGGCCTAATCCGCTTTCTCTGGCTTTGTCGAGGCTGCCGGTATTCGCGTCTCGCTCAGACTCTGATTCCAGAACGCGCATGATGGTTTCCACCTCTGCCCCGTCATCAAAGTGTTCTCTGAGCCTGTCGCGCCAATTCTTTCCGTCGGCCAGCCGCTTGTTGATAACCTCATCGATTCTGTCGACATCGAATGTGTCATCCAGCGCCCGGTACCCAACGAGGTCGTTAATCTGCTCGGCAGCATCGTGCGTACCGTTTATGTACGCTTCTTCCAGCAGGAACAGTACAAGGTCGAAGAACTCGTCCTCATCCTCGTACTCCCGCTTTCCATCCTCACGGACTCTCTGGTTTTGCTCCAGCGTCAGTCTGAGCCGGTTGATTGAATCGAACGGAAGTATTGTCCGTGTTGGCATCAATCTCTTCCTCCGTCTTCTCCTTCTGCTTGCGCTCCTCCTCGGCCTTCAGCTTGTCGTAGTATTCCTTCGACTCTCTGTAGGCCTCCTCACTGTCGATGAACAGACCAGATGCTTCAAATGCCAGCTTCGGAGCAATCTTATCGTTCGCCAGCATATTGCAGAGGACTTGCGACTTGGTGAGGATGTCTTCATACTGGCGTCTGGTGAAGTGTGCCTCAATATCGGACACATTCAGATCCAGATCGCCAAGTTCCCGGCAAAGGAACAAGACAACTTTCAGGAACTCCTGCTCTGACTGTTTAAACATCAGTTCGGAGTCCTTGGCGCGTGCTTCAGCGCCCTGCCATCCATTCCGCAGGATTACAGCACCATTGTTGCTGCTATCACTCTGGAGGCCGTTTGACTGCGACGGCATACCGACAATGTTGAGGACTGCCTGATACAGATCCTGCTTCAGTGTCTGCGTGTTCGTCTGGTCGAGGGACTCTGAGATGATGTCCACAGTGGCCTTGCTGTCCGTCGTCGACGTCAGTTCAATCAGGCCACTCTCGCGGAGCGAATTTGCTGTCTGCCCTTCCGGGAGTTCGGCGTTTGTGAGGACGATCAAGGACTGGATGAACTGAGAAAGTCCATTCAGACGGTCGCTGTCGACAACGTTGATTGCCTCCAGCAGAGAAAGTACCGGCTCAAAGGCGCCCATACGAGCGGGGTTAGCCGGGTATTCAATGATCGGAATTCGTCCCCAAACATGAGGCCGCTCACTGACTATCTTCTCTTCCTTGATCTCAAAAACTGCGTCCTCCGTGTACACTGTGTACCGGATCAGCTGATTTGCCTCATCGAACACCTCATAAACACCAGCCAGAGGCTTGTGAGTATGATCGATACTGTAAATCACATACGCGCATCTCGGATCCAAGGTGTAGATCTCAAACGGCGCTTCATCCTCTTCCTGCCCGTCATCCGGGAGGACAAGGCGATATGCCGTGCCGCAGATCATGTCCCACTCGATCAGTTCCTTATCTTTCGTTGCCTTGCTCTCAGACAGCATCATGTCGTTGAGTTTCTTCACGGCATCAGAGATGTCATTCTCCGCGCTCCGGGATACATACTGGATGGGACTCCCACACAGATACCCCGTCTTGAACGCCACAATCTCCTGTGCCCGGTTTTCGACAACGTGATAGTTGATATCGGATCTGATCTCTTTCGTGCGGTACAAGATCGGCTGGTCGCCCTTGTAGTACTTCCACAGGTACTCAATCTCGTCCTTGTTGATCAGATGCGTAATGTGTGCCTTGTGGATCACCTCATCAATCACGTTCTCACGCGTGATTTTCGGTGCATCCGTGACGATCATGCGGCGCCCAAACAGCTGGCGCGTCGTCACAGCACCGTCAGGTTTGTTTTCAGTTGTGCTGCTCCATTCAGACATATCGTCACTCCTGTTTGCGGGCAAACGTCGGTTTTACCGGGTCATTGCACCCTGCACCAAATTTGCCCATATATACTCTGGTGTGGCGTGCCACGCGGAGAGAACCGTCTTCCTCCACCTTCAACTCAGCCTCTTCGCCTCCGTTGAGGATGTAATTCACACGGTCAAGTACTCCGGGATAATCTCTGATATCAATCATGGCAACCACCTTTATAATTAAGGAAAGGAGGGCACGGACGGTTACCACCCTTCGACGTGCCCATATATAAGAGAGAGGGGTGCGGGATTTTCACCCGCGACAATTCTTTTCAACGTCAACGCAGTCCACGACGCATTGTCCGTGACGTGAGGTACCACCAACCGGAGGATTGGGGAAAGGCGGGATGGAGGAGAAAAGTACAAAACCCCCATGAGGACACCCAAAGGAATGCAAAGAATCAGCATCCAGAAAGGAAACGAACCATGACATCAGAAATGCCACTATGATCCAATATCATTTTACCAAGCGCATAAGGTAAAGTACATAACAAAAAAGTCAAGATAGTGT